CAGAATCTGATAGTTTGAAATCAACGCATTCTCAGTAGCATACACTTCATCGCCGCCAAAGGTCAGATCATCTGTTGCTGTATCTGTTGCATCAAGAGTATAGTAATCCAACCCGAAATCAATAAGAGATTTGTGCGTCTTGTTGACATTCTGAAGTTGGATGCCGTTGTAGGTATATAGTTCTATGTTTTGATCAGAATCCCAGTCTGCCGCAGCAATACCAGGAGAGATACCTCGACTTGCGCCAGTTATAACTGGTGCGTCCGGGTCTACACCGATAGATCTAATTAATGTTCCTGAGACAATTTCAGAAATCACACCATACTCTGCAACGTCGTCGTTCTCGGCAACATAGTCTTTGTCATCGTTATAGATTCGAATAGAAACAGTTTCGCCAGAATCTGGCCAAGCAGAAGAAACACTTGACAATTTGATTCTTGTGTCTGTATCTGCCACTGCACCATTAAGAGTACCAAACGTGTTTGTTGTTACACCGCTAATCTCAACGTTGTTGCTTGTGTTATACATGTGGTGATCGTATTGAGAAACCTTGATGGTTGAAGAACCAGCAAAACACTCAATAGGATCAACATCAAGATTACGCTGAGGATACGGACGGTTTTCCAATTCAAGAACACCGTTTGTGTTTGTTTCAAACTGTGCGCGATAAAGCGTGAACTTCAAATCTTCAAAGTCATAAGCAGTCCATGTAGAGTTGTTCTGTGACTTAAACAATACACCAAGATAAGGTTGCTTGGAAACTGTTCTGCCACCTTGAAGATCAACCTCGCCCATCTTAGAGATAAACACGGTGTATTCTTCAGAGTCAGTCAAAAGAACAATTGCAAACTCAACTCCTTCTGCGACGTATAACGGAGAAGGGAAAACAAATGAAGTTCCTACGCTACCGTCAGCAGAGGTGAGAATATCTTCTGCCTCTACTACAACTCTTGAAGAAGGAATAATCTTACTGGTGACATTTCCATTCTCCATTTCTCTAAGTTGCAGTTCAACAGGAACCCTTTCGTCTTTAGTGGAAAAGAAAATATCAATTTTCGTCAAGAACTCGCCGCCTTCAGACAACACCTGAACAGACTGAGCGAGCGGATCTAACCACGCGGTGAACGTTCTAGTGGTTTCTGGCAAAGCTGTACTTGCGATTATGCTTGTTCTTCTTCGAGTGGTTGTTGTTCTACTTTCCACCCTTCTAGTCACAAGTGTCGCATTACGAGTAGCAACAAAAGTTCTCTGTCTGTTTTGAAGAATACCGCTTGAAGAGAAGTCTGCTTCTGCAAAGGTTTCAATACCAACTTCAGAGTTGTTGCTGTTTGAAGTCAACCGGAACTTTCTTGTGCCTGTTCTGAACTTAGGATTACCAACAACTTTTGGATCAGGAATCTGGAACTTACCAGCAACCGTACCTGTTGCATCAGAGACCAAGGCATTAGTAGTGATGGTGCTGTTGTCTGTTACCAGAATTGTTCCTGATTCTGGAACATTTGTCTTAGCACCATCTCTTATCTTAAACCTTGCTGTACTTGCTCTGATTTGTAGAGAATTAAACTGAGTAGACGTCAGGTTATTCCAATCAGGAATTGCGCCGCGATTAGCAAACACACCTTCGTCTGAATTGTTATTGAATCCCCAAGTGTTTGTCAGACCACCGCCATAGTTTGTGAATCTGAACGACTCAAGTTCAATAATGTTTCTTGAGATAGCAGTAGAACCTTGATCAAGAAACTCAATGTCAGACCAACTGAAGTGTTCCATTGGTTCAAGGTCAATTCTTATCCACAGATCGCCGTCATCATTAGGCGAAACGGCAAACGGACCGCCAGGAATTATAAGATCGCTTTTTGTTCTGAAAGATTGTGTGAAATCAGTGCCCAACTGAACCCAGTTTCCAGTTCCTGTTGTAGAGTAGTAAACCTTGATGGTCTTAGACTGCCCCATGTGGTTGTGTAACCAGAAATCCTTGATCACAATGCTAGACAACGTTGTCCAACTGCCGCCAGCAGTTACTGCTCTTGTTGCAGTAGAACCAACAACAGAACCACCGTTAGAAGATGTGTACGCAGAAACGTCAACATTGTCAAAGTATGGGTAAACTCTTGTAAACGGTTTCAGACCGCTGGCAACAAAGTCAATAGTCTTAGATCGCATAAACGGAATCAACTCATTGCTGATTTGTCTATCTGCCTGCAGTCGAGTATCAACCCTTTCAGCAATAGAAGTTTGTAGACCCCAGCGAGTTGCAGTAAAGGTGTCTGTTACAGTCTGAAAAGTTGCGTTCCGAAGTGTTCTTTCTCTTATCTCGAACCTACGATTCAATCCACCAGGTGATACGCCTCGACCGCTGCTAATCAATGTGGATGCTGCGTTAACAACACGCTGAGTTGTTGAGACTTCTCGCCCTGTCCATGTCAGTTCTGTTGCACCCCAGACAGTACCAAGTCTGCCACGAGTAGCAGCAAGAACAGCATTGAAATTACCATCACGGTTAATTGTGATGTCAGGCAAGAAATTTTCCTCAAACCACTCATCAGAAGAAGGGGTGAGAGTAATAGAACCAGTCCAACTGAAAGAAAGAACTGGGTTTAGATTCTCAACCCTTGTTGCATAAGGTTGTTCAATAGAAACAACATCAACATAAGGTAGAGTTACAATGTCTCCAGTTCTCTGGTAGTTTTTGTTTGACCGCTGTGCATCTGTAAGATTGATTTCTCTCAGATCAATGTTCTTAAGAGACTGCTTTGGTCTAAGTGTTCTTTGGGTGAAATCAATCGCACATCTGTAATCAGGGTGTGCGGTTTGACCTGTTTTGTGTCCGCCAAAATTATCAACCAAGAAACCAGTCTTGAATCTGTCAAGACCATTAGCATCTTTTATTTGCAGTCTTGATGCAGAAGTTTCAAGCAAAGAAAGAGAAGTGAAATATTCAATGTTGTTGATTCTGTCCTCTAGTCTTGCTATGTCTTCCTTCAGGAAATTCTTGTAAGATTTCTGATCAATAAGAACGTCATTGTCAATGTCAATGACATATGGGTTCATGTAAATGTCACAAATCTTGATTGCAGAATTGATCTCGTTCGGAACCCTTGGAACTTCTTCTGCAACACCTTTAACAACAACAAAACTTCCAGTGGTTGTCAAGAACAGAGAGTCAATCCTTGGCAGATAGTATTCTAAGTCGTGCGAGAAGTTTGAGTTGTCCTTTGGTGTGGAAGACAAAGAAGCGCCTGTGCCTGAGAATGATCTGCTGTAGAGATCGAGAGACTTGCTAGTAACCTTGAAACCAGTAGTGGTGTAATCACCTGTCCCAGCAGCATCTGCTACTCTCGGCCGGTAATCAACAACAGACCTCAAATCGTAAACACCAGAGGGACTTCTGATTTCTGGGTCAATACGGGATGCGCCATAGTAAGGAATGTCTTTGTAGTCTGTTCCTGAATATGAAGTCACATCAGCAAACTCTCCGCTTCCGTGCGAGAAGTAACTGAACACAACAAGCAATTCACCTACAGGTTTTGCTGCCTTTGGTTTCAGAACAAGACTGGAAATGTCATAGTAATTGTCTTTTTGACCGTCGCTAAGAAAAAAGCGGCTTGTTATGTTTGTGGAACCTTCAGTTATTGTTCCAATGGTGCCAGTTGCACCGCCATCTCCAGTTATTGTTTCCCCTTCAATAAATTCAATTTCAGAAAGAGGAACATACCTAATTGGACTGGTTGTGTCCAGAATGATTGCTGTTGCTCCAGACTGACTGCCAACAACAATCTCCCTGTTCACAAAGGTGCCAACAATAGAGTTTACTGTGTAAGAAGGCGTTGCTGCATCAGTAGCAGTGTCTAAAGAATCATAAACTGCCAGAACTTCATAAGCATCAGCAACACCAAGAGAAATAGACTCGTGGTGAGCAGAAGTCCCCCAAGGGCGCTCAACGCCGCCGTCGTTCTTTTTGTTCTCTACTTTTAACAGTTGCGCCTTGTTGTTGCCTTTGGATTTGGCAGAAGCAGATCCGAGTCTAACAGTGGCAGTTATTTTTAATTGTGCAGCATCACCAAAAATTGCGGGCGATGTTACTGTCAGCGTGTCAGTTCCATCTCCGGTTATTGATAGGTTTCCAGAAGAAACATTAATGATGTCTCCTGCAACTGCTGTTCCTGTGCCTGGAGAGAGAACTGTAATTTGATAATCAGTGTTTGACTCAGCATTGAATGTTCCGCCAGCATAAGTTATTGACGCAACACCAGAAGTGTTGGTTGTGACCAAGAACTGTTTTCGAATCTCAATTGATTTGTCTGTAACATCTTTGACAAAATCCTTTGGCAATTTTCTCAAAGAAAGAAACTTGTCTTGGTCCTCAACCTTTGCGCGCTTACGTGTTGCTGCTGTTGATGTGATGTTATTTGTAACTGCCTGCGTGAACACAAGAGATGTGTCGCCTGCGATTGATTGCACAACTCTTGCCTCTTGTGCACCGCTTGTACCGCTTGGTACTGAGACCACATCGCCAATTCTAAGTTCCGAAGAAAACAATGAGTTGAAACCAGTCGCTGAATCGTCAGTAACAGAAACAGTACCGCTAAGAACAAACTCGTTTTCTAGTTTGATGTCAGAGGTAAAGTCGTTTGTTGGGTCGTCAAAGTAAATCTGTTTCACAGCATCAAACGCATTGCTTGTGATTGATGATATTGTGACGTTTCTGGTGTTACCAGAGTTTCTAACATTGAACCCAACACCAGCAGAGTCATAGTTGTTTGTCTGTAATTCTTCTCCGCTTTGGAATGCTCCAGAGACGCCTGTAAGTTTCAGCAATGATGTTGTGGATGCTGAATCAACAATTCCTGATGCGTATGAACTTACACCTTGTACTCTTGTACCTGCCAGAATGTTTGATGACTGTGCAGCAGAGTCAAGGGCAAGGTCTGTTAGCATGTTAACATCAAACAGATACATTTTAAATGCCGCATCTGAATCAAACACATCAACAGAAGAACTTGACGATCCCTGATCAAACTCCATAGATCTTGGTCGAGCATAACCAATCAGACTTCCGCTTTGGACACCAGCAGTTGTTGTAAATGTGTCGCGGAGTTCAACAATAGGATAACTTGTAACTGCGCCGCCGTTGTCTACAATATCAGGAATGCTGTTCAGGTTTTCAATTCTTACATAGTTGCCCACTTCAAGCGTGGTTGCAGTGTTGTTTAGCGAGGAAAAGTCCCTTGCCTTTTCAACATCAACAAAAACAGACCCAAGAGTTTCTAATTGATAACCTTCAACATATGCTTTACCTTCAGATACTTGCAACGCCATCAAGGATTCTGCTGCAACATTGCCGTCTGCTGTTGTGTCGCCTTGGGTATAAACACCAAGGTTCTCATAATCATTGACAGATTCTTTTAGTTTCAGACGGAACGGATCAATCTCAACATTACCGTTAAGGTCAAAGGTTCTCTGCGCCAGATTTTCTTCTAACTGCGAGTAGATGCTTGACCTAACCTTACCTTGAATTTCGCCGCCACGGAGTCTTTCTATTTCAATAAAGTTGGCGTCATCTGTTGAAGATTCTTTCAAAGAAACAAGATTGAGTTCTATTGTGTAGCGGTCTGCTCCTGGTGCTGAGAAGTTTGGAGAACCAGTTGCGTTATCAAGCAGAGAGTTATCATCGTTGCTGCTTGTGATTGACTCAACAACTTGAAGACCAATACGTGCATCTGCTGATGTGCTGTATTTGGAAATTACAATTGTTTGCGGTTCAACCAGAACAAAGTTGCCTTTGATATAGTACACACCAGTTGAAATAGAACAACCAAGTCCAGTAGCAGAAGCGTCTGTTGCAATTGTTGTTGCAATTCTTTCACCAGCACTGTAGGTGTACACTGCTGTTTCTGTTTTTAGGTTTTCTCCATCAGCAAAAACAACCGAAGTCTTATCAACTCCGTTTGAAATGTAATTAACAAACAGAGTCAGAGGGTCTGTTGCGGTTTCGGCACTAAAAGCAACAACCGTTCCCCGAACGCCTGTTGACTCTCCGACCAAAGTAACACCAACCAATTGGTCTGCATAGTCAGCAACAGATACTGTTCCAAACTTAGATTCGATTTTAATTGCACGCAGGTCAGTGGTGAAGGTCAGGTCGCCATTGACCACCTTGGCGCCATCTTTAAATATGTGATCTCCATGGCGTTCAATCTGTTTCTGCAGCATTGTCTGCAGTTGTGTCAATTCTCTTGCTTGAACCGAAACGCCCGGCTTGAAGAGAATTCGATAGAAATTCTTATTCTCATCATAATCGTCGAAGTATGGAGAAGTATTGAATGTTATTTCTGACATTGTGCGTTATACTCTTTAGAATTCTATGAAAGTTCTGATGTTGATTAACTGGTTTGCGCCTTTACTAAATGGCACCCTATTATCTATATAGAACATTGAACCAGTATTCCTATCAAATGTAGGATCTGTTACTTGACCATCGCTATCAATAACAAGGGACACGGGCGGAACCCCTTGGGTTGTTAAGGTCAACCCGCCAGCAGGTTCAACTTCTTCTAGTGCTTGCACCAGAATCTTACCAGATTCAACAGCAACAACAAGATACTCTTTGGACGCAGAGTCCAGAAGTTTTTCCGCAACTGTATAATTTGCAGGATCAATAGACCCTTTTGTTATTAGATAACAAGGAGTTGCTGTTGTTGCAGTAATCTTTTCAACATAATTATCTAGGTTATTTGCATTATATTTCACTGGGTCAATAATAATTCCCAACTGACGATACTCTGCTGTAACATCCATTGTTTGAACCAGCGCATCAATTCCTGTAACCAAGGCAGAAATGGCAGTTGGATAAGATTCGTTAATAAGCGAAAACCCATGCCCGTTTGGCGGTGCAACAATAACACTACCGTCAAATTCTGATCCTTCTGTGTCGGTTATTGTAATGTTTGCAAAGGTGTAACCAGATCCTCTGTTTGAGAAAGTGAACCCAATGATGACACCAGAAGAAAGAATAGGCGTAACAGCAGCACCAGTACCGTCTCCAGTTATTGTTGCAACCGGAGCAACATAACCGCTGCCGCCAGAGTTGATAATGATAGTAGATATCTCGCCGTTTACCGCTGCAAGTTGAACGTTTGTCTGTGTGTTCTGTGTTGTTATTTGATTAATAACAGCATCAATATCACCATTGATACCTTGTGCCTTTGCAGGGTCTGGCGTTGTAATATCAATAGAAGCAGAGGTATAACCTGTTCCTCCGTCATTAACAACAACATTTGAAATTGAACCAGAGGTAACGACTGCTTGAAGGTCTGCACCTGTGCCGTCTCCAGAAACAGTCAGTACAGTGTTGTCTTGCGCGTATCCTGAACCGCCGTCATTGATGGTGAAACCAATTTCGCCGTCATAAAACCCTGCTGCTACAACATCAGAAACCGGAACAAACCCAGCAGATAAGAACTGGTTTCTTTCTGCAATGGAAACCGTTTTCATATATTTCCAAACATAACCATCGCTCAGTGCAACATAGGATGTTGAAGTGCCTGTTGGTTTAACAGTTGAGGCAGCACGGTTGTTGTTATCAATGCACTTATAAAGGTTAAATTCATCTGTCAAGATAAACATCTTTGACTGTGCAAGGTTGGTTGCGCCACTAGGTGCAAGGTTTGTGTCGCTGTACCTTGGATCGTACATATCATAGACTGTACCAGAGACCCAGTCATAGCGTTTTGTTGCCAGCGAGGTGTTAATGACTGTTGCTTTCTGTAGACTTACAATATTTCTTCTTGTCTCGTTTTCGTATGCTTCAGAAGTTCTTGGCGTTGGTGGTGTTGTGTCGTTATAAATGCCCGAACCACCAAGGTCACTATCTGTCCACGGTGTTATCTTGCCCAACATGAAGTAGGCATTAGTTGTTTGAGACTCAATTGCCTTTTGATAAATCTTGGCAATCTCTGAACTGATTGTTGGTTTGATAATTGCTGGCATTTACATTACCTTGTAATTGTTATGATCCACTGCACTTCTAGTGCATCAGACACACCTTTATTTATTACTGGGAAAGTGGTTCTACACAACATATCTGCAGAAGAACCTGCTTCATTAAAAATACCTGCTTCTGTGACTGCTCCTGTGCCAACGCCAGGACCAAAGTTTGCGCTGTATGTCAAGGAAGGCAAAGAAAGGTTTTCAGTTCCAAGAACAACCCTTGCTAATTGCGATTCAAGGTCGCTATCAGCAGCAACCTGAGATGTTGTACCAGAACCAATCCCCATATGTGACATACCCTTTGGTCTGACTGTTCCTGTTCCTGCAGCAACCTCTTTTACTGTTCCCGTTCCAACACCAACACCAGTGGCAGTAAACCTTGTTCCTGGAGTGCTGTTTGGCGAACCAATAAGCGTGAAGTCAGTTGTGCCTGTGGTTACAATCTCATAACGATGACCAAATTGTGTTGTAGTAGCATTGACTGTTGGGAGATCGAAGGCAAAGGTTTCGCCCACGGTATTGGCAGAAGCACCAACGTCAGTGAAAATTGTTTCGCCAACTTGAATTGTGTCTGTGTCTGTAACACCAGAGTGTGCTTGGTTTAGGTTGATGATTGTTGTGCCTGTCAAAGAAGTCACATAAGTGTCGCCAGAAATTCCTGTACCGGAAACCAGCAAAGGAAATTCATTTGAATCAAGGGTTGTGTTGTCTGTTACAATGATTGAAGAACCAGCGCCTTGGGTTCCGTCAACCGTAACAGATGTGCCGTCGCTGATTGTTTGGATCTGATAGTTCAACCCATCATAAGAAGAACCCATGTTCTTAGCAAGAAGGTCGCCGGCAAGTCGGTTTATAATATGGTTTAGACCAATATCAACAACTGTGTTTTTCACCATGGTTGTTTTTACTGTACCGTCTTCGCTGGTCAGTATAAGTTTGACCTTTCCTTTCGTTTTCAACGATTCCTTAATCATTTGTCAAAACCTTTATTTTTAAATTATCGATTCAACATATAGAGTTAGTGTTCCAGTTCCAACCACAACTTGAGAAACAGCATCTCTGATCTGTATTGCTAGAACGGATTGCCGGAAACCTGGCCCTGTCAGCGCAGCTGTATATGATCGGTTTGAACCGAGACTAACCCACGATCCCAACGTACCTGTGTCTGGTGCTGTGCCTGACGAAAGAGAGGCAAACAACTCAAAACCGGAACCAGGAGTTTCAGAAGGATCGTCTCCATCATCATGCCAATTTTTTGAAAAAGAACCACCAGAAGAACTTGACCCTGTATATGCTCCGGTGCTAAAGAAGGTTGCTGACACGTTCTGAGAGCCAAATCCGAGGGCAAATATGCTGGCATTAGTTAGATTAACTGTATCTAGGTCCAGAATAAACGTTTCGCCTGTGTTGAAATAGTTTACATCATCAACCGTGTAACCAGGATCAACATATAACTGCGCGGCTGGCGAAACATCATAAAATTGTTTACCTGTCGACTTGCCTATTGTCTCAGAAACAGCAGCAGAATCGCCGCCAGCGCCAGATACTGTATTATCTAATGTGAAGTTCTTGAAGTCGCTGTCTGTTGTGGCGAAAGTATTTTGTAGCAGTTGGTTGAAACGACTATCAACAACAACACTAACCTCTGTTTCAACATTGATTTTCTGTCCTGCGACCAATTCACCAAACACCTTCATTCCTGCAGGGTGAACTGTTTTGTAAAGAATGTCTTCAAACTCTGCGATTTGTTTGTCAGACTTAACCACATAAGAGAAGTCTTGGTAGAACGATCCGTCTTGTAGTTTTATGATATCAGAAAGATGACCTTTTGTGTCTGTATACAGTGCTTCAGAAAAGGCAATTGGAGTAGATTGGAAAACACCTGCAAACACATCCCCGCCATTATCAGGATCAACAACGCCAACAAACTCATCAGGGTAATCATATCCATAATTTTGAAAAGAGTAATCTACAATTCCATTTGAGTCGCCAAGGTTGGTTGGTCTTATCCTTGCGTCTGATCCAATTAAAGTTCCAATGGTGTAGGTTGTAGGAGAAGAGTCTCCTGGAATTAATACAGTGGTTGGACTAGAAAGCGTGACAGTTTCTGCAGTTGGAATAGCAGTAATTGTTGTTCCTGAATCTACGCCAAGACCATTGATTGTGAACCCAACCTTCAGACCACGAGTGTTGTCAAGATTGAGTGTTGTTGTTCCTGCCAGCGTTTCGTTGTTCGTTATAATTGTAAACGATTCGGCAGAGGGTTTAATCCCAGCGCCCATTTCGCCTTCTATAACATTCTTGACCCATGACAGATTTGCATCTGTAATCTCATAAGAAAGGTAACGCTTTGTCAGAATTTCTAAGTCATCAAGATCAATAATACCATCATGGTTAATGTCACCTCTTTGGTGGTTATTGATTGACAGTGTTGCAGAATCAGTATATCCGTTATGTGGTTGATCAATTGTAAACTCTGTTGCGCTAACAATAGCAGACACAATAGTTTCCGAATCAAAACCAACACCCTCTACAAGATCACCAACCGCAAGACCGGAAGTAGAAGTAACAAACACAGTTGTGCTTGAGTCTGCGATGTTTCTTTGTAGTGTTAATATTCTGTCGCCAACAGAACTGTCTGTTGGTAGAATTGCAATCAGCGGAGTGGATATTTCTACTTCGTTATTAAATTCTGCTATACTGGCAATTGTTGTTCCTGCAGCAATAGAAGAATCGCCGTAAACAAAGTCGCCAACTTGGATGCCAGACACAGAAGAAAGGAAAAGTGTTGTTGTTCCTGAATCAATGTATGGCAATCTGGTTGTGGTTGAACCAGAAGAATCAAAACTATATGATGCTGCATAAAACCCTTCTGGGATAGTTGCGTTGAATGTTGGCGCACTATCTGTTGTAAGGTTAAATGTGTTGGTTGTTGTCAGGAAACTATACAGACTCCCCGAAGAATCGCCCAAGGTTATCTTGGCATGTTCTTCAATAACCTTATCCCAGTTTACCAAAGGTTCTGGGGCAGGATAAACATCAGAGTCAATGCTTATGTCGTAATCAAATCCACCGCCAATGTTTGTTGAAATAACAGACTTGGTTTGATCATAAGAAACAATGTCAATTGTTTTGTCTGATCTTACAACTCTCTCAACGGCCAAACCATCAGTTGTTGGCGTTATTGTAAACGTTTCTGTCTCAAATACTTTCAGCGGGTTAGATGTCTGGATTCTTCTTGTTCCAGTCAGCGGCGCAAACAAAGAAGATAGTCTATCGTTATACGCCTTTGGATAAGAAGAAACAGAAAGAGTTTTGCCTGACCCTGTAGGGATTGTTGCAACCAAAGGCGTTGACAAGGTGAATGTATCAGAGTCTACCTGCGTTGCTATTGTTGTGTCTGTGGGAATTGCTGAATCTCCCCAGATATAGTCTCCAACAGAAATGCCTGCGCCAGAAACAAAGTCTAATGTGCTTGAACCAGAACCCGCGTCAAACCCTGCAGGAACATCATAACTTTCCGGAGTAACAAAATCAGCAAACCAATTTCTTGAATAGTTTTTTATGTCGTATGTGGTAGAGAGATTGAATTGTGTGCCCTGATCAACAGCAAACAACAACCTGTCTGCGATTGATTCAATGGTCATCTGCACATCTTCAAAAGAAACAGTTGCGTCATAATAAAAGACGTTGATTGTGTTCTTGGTCACAAAGACTTCATAGTAATTTGTCTTTGTGGTTGACTTAATACTAACAACTTCTGCTGAAATAGTTTGTTGTGGTTGTCCTGGGAATTGTGTTGTTATTTCAACAAACTCCCCGACCATGTCAAACGGATCGCCAGCATCAAGAGAAGCAATAAACGAGTATTGTCTGTCCCAATTACCCTCAGAGGGTTTTAGAATGAAATCTCTTGGGAGATAAATGTCAATATCTTCGCCAAAAACAATACGGAACAGAACCTTAATTGATTCCAGTGTTCCTTTTGCTTCATAAAGAATGTTTGCATTTTTGATAAGGTTGGCAACATCAGCATCAAGGTTGTCCTTGTTGACGTAAATTCCATTGCCAACTTCGGTGTATAATCTTTGTAAGAATAGACGACTTGTTGATTCAACATTACGAGTTATCTGGTCTTTGTTAATGACAGAAGATGGAGAGTATGTATCTTCCTCCATGAACTCGTAATATTTTTTCAAGAAATCAATAAAAGGGACTGCCGCTTCCAGCAATCCCTCTGGGATTAATTCCTCTACTCTATTCTTTTCTCTGCTCACTTAACTTAAATTCTCTCGAATGTGGTGAAAGAAGTTATTCCGCTTTGACCGTTTGCGCTGATTGAATCAAGAGACATTGTCACAGTGACATCGCTAGACAACACCTCAAGAAGTTGGTTATACTTAGGTGCAATATCAAACGCATCCGGTTTCACATAAATAGTGATGTTGTTTGTAGTATCAAACTTAATGCTGTTGATTATAATGGTGTTTGTGGTTGAGTCTATTGTGCCAACATCAGAATATGATTGCAGTTTAGATCCAGAAACAGCGTCATAAAAGAACAACCTTCTTGTTGTTTCAGTTCCTGATATAACTTCATCTCCAATTTTAGCAGTTGTCCCGTCAATCAAAAATTCTGTCGAGTCAATACTGTACTCAGCATCACAAGTCAAATAAATCTTACTTGGAAATAGAATGTTGTAGGTTGTTGTTTGAATTGGGTTTGGCGTAAACGTCTTATACATTGTTGGTCTTATCACAGAACTAACAATGCCTTCGTCTAGGTTATCAATAGAGGCAGTAAGGTTTGAGTTTCTTAAAACACCACCAAAGGATCTTAGTGTTGTTGTTGTGTATGTAGAGATCTGATTCCTAACCAGAGCTTCCAGTTCCCCTGCCGTTTTGGTTGTTTTATTCTCATCATACTTCACACCAACAAACAACTGTAGGTAAGTGTATTCTGGATCAACAATCTCTGGCAAAATAGAACCTATGTTTTTTGTTGTCAGAAAGTTTTTGATTGCATCTTTAAATGATTCTGTTGGCAGTTTCCCTGACACAAGAGAAGGAGTTACAAACACCTTGCCGTAAACTGGTGGAGATGCCTGTTCTCCGCCCCAGACAGAAACGTCAGCAAGTTCAGAGAACTGATTAAGAATCAGCGTTCGGTAATCGTTTGCAGTAACTGCTCTGTCTTGCGTGGCATTAACCAGAGGCGCATTGTAACGAATTGATTCAACCGATTCAGACAATGCGCCGCCGGAAGTAAATGTAAACCCACTAGAGAACGTTGTGACAATATTAGAGATGCCGTCAATATTGCCGTTGGCAGAAAGAGAAACAATGTTATTAGCATCAGGTCCAGTTGTCTCTACATAAGAGAGTTCAACAATGGTGCCGTTTGCTGGTTTGTTACCAATAATGCCGTCGCCAAAATAAACATCATATCTACCAAACACATTCTCTTGTATGAAATAAATGTTAGAGTCTGGTCCCGAGTCAGCAATGTCTGCATACAACTCATAAGAAGTTCCTATGGTGTCGGTTGCATTATCAAACACAGTAACAGAAATTGTTTTTGTGTCAATGGTTGTTGAGTTGATTTCAAACTTTTGGAAATCAATCAGCGAGTCAACATTGTATCTCTCTGTTTTGATAGAACCTTCGTACACAGGCACATTGCTGAATGTATACTGGTTATTTGTGTCTTTTGATGCAGTGACTGAATTCAATGTAACAAAAGAATATGTCACATTGTTAATTGTGCCTTTGAAAGAAGTGCCTCTTGCCATAGTAATAGAAGCAGCAGTGCCGGCATCGCCTGTCGCAACCACATCAATCTCAACAGAAGCACTTGTTCTTGACTTAGGAACATACCCCAACAGCTGTGCATGAGAAACAACGTTTGCTCTAACCTGCGCTGTGTTCAAAAACGATTCGTTCAGAACAAGATGCGCCATCAACGCATTCATGTGCGTGTTGTATGAAAGAACATCAAGAAGAACAGATAACCCAGAACCTTCAAAGTCATAGTCTGTGAACTCTGTCTGGTTCTGCATGTATTTCTTCAGTTCATCTTTTATGTTGTCGAAATCAAGATCGACTAAACTTGGTTGTGCCATTATCGCAATCTCTTAAGATTAAGTGTGATGTCTACTTCTTCTTGTGTGTTCACAATCAACATATCAAGACGGATGACATACGCATTAGCATCTCTGTTATCCGATACTGTTATTTTTGTTAGTTTAACTCGTGGTTCGTTTTCTTCAATTGAGTATTCTATTTCCTGACCAAGCAAATACTTTGTGGTGTCAGTTGCGTTCTCAAACAAATAGTTGAACACATTAGAACCAAACGAAGGATTAAAAGGCGACTCACCTCTTCGAGTGTAGATTATGTTCTTGATGGAGTTCTTTATAGCGTTAATGTCAGTAACAGGACGAATATCGCCATACTGTGGATGCAACTTGAACTGCAGATCTAAGTCTCTGTAACCAACTGTTGTGGTGTCTATGTTTGAATAGTTTGTACTCATAGATGTTATTTATATCCCTAGAACCCGCCTGAGTGACCGTGAGTATGAAGAACAACACCAGTGTCAATAATATCGCCCTTGACAACTTGTATCTTGCCTTTGCTGTAAACCACACTAGCATCTGGAGCAGAAACAGTATGCTTGCCGCCAATACTGAGAGAGTCACTGCCGCTAATACTTGTTGACCGACTTGCAAAACTTTCTGTCACGCCGCCACCAATGGTTGTTGATCTACTGCCGCCCACAGATTCAGTATCGCTTTGTCCAATGGTTGTTGTTCTGCTTAGACCAATGGTTTCGTTTAAGTTTCCGTCTACTTTGATATTCCAGTCTCCCTTAATGTAGGTGTCACAACTTTGGTCAATGGTGAGTTTGACATTCCCCTTGACGTTCACAAAGTCGTCACCAGCAACGACCGTATATTCTTTCGCCACTATACGAGTGACCACTGTTCCGTCTGGGTAGACCTCTCTGAACGTTCCAGAGCGATGGTACTCGTGGATTCTCTCAGCGCCAGTGGTATCGTCCAGTTCGGTTATATGCCCCGACTCAGTTTCAACAACATGGTTATAAGGATACTCCGGCGCATAAGGCGTCTCGGGTTCGCTCCAGGTCGCTCCAGAGGCGGTTGGAACATCTAGGGTTACGGTACTAATCTTGTTGGAAACGACCTCAGTGGAGTCTCCACGAGCGTGCACGTTGACGTCTGCCTTGCCGATATAGTCTGCTTTCGGATATGTGCCCGATGGGTCTCTGAAACCCCGCCCTTCCTGTGGTGCTTCGGCGAACTGAGAAGCAACCGTTCCAATTATCACAGGGTCTTGAGCATCTGGTCCATCTCGGAAAAACCCCAGAACCCAAGAACCTTCCACCAGACCATGAGGGGATTCGTGAATACCAGATGTGCCTGCCGAGGTGGTTGGCATCATAACAGTTGCCCAAGGAAGGTCTTCAGTTTTGATATCTGATGTGCTTTGTGAATGATACCCGAACACGCGCACGCGAGCGCGATTTAACTTCTCAGGATCCTTTCGATCTTCAACAACGCCCACCCACCAAACAAAATCACCGTACATTATTTCAAATCCTTATTCTTTGTTAGCATAGTCTGACGGTCAATAGAATCTTTTCTTATGGTTAGCGTTTCGTTGTATGATCCTGCTGCACCAAAAGAGTGAGTGACGCTTGAGATAAAATACTTGCCTGACAGATACTCGTCTCTGTTGACTGGAGCAAATGTCGGATCAGTTGCTGTTGGTAATTCAACCTCAATCATGGTGCCTGCTCTTAGGCGGGTGTCTCCAGTCACTGTAATGTTATGCGAGACAGCAAACTGGTTTTCATATTGGAAGCGTTTCTTGGCAATGCTGTCGCCAACTCTGTTCTGTAAGTTCTCCTGCCCTTGGAACGCCAAAGAATTCTGATTTACCATGAAGGTCTTGGGTTGTTTGAAATCTTGTAGCGGTTTGTTTGCTACTGTGTATTCTTCTGCTAACAAAAAGTCTTTTGACAATTTGCTGTTTCCTGAAGAAAGAAGATCGTAATCTGTCTGGGTGAATGTTTTTGTTGCCATGTCATTAACAAACACCCTAGATGCTAACCCGCCTTTTTTGAAACCATCAAAGTGCGACACACCAAGGTTTGAACTTAGATTTCTAATCTTTGTTCTCAGTTTATCATATTCGCTTTTTCTTTTGTTGGAAGATTCAAAGTCTGTTAGGCGATACTTATCCAAGGTATCTTGTCCAATCATTTCTTTGTATGAGGTGAGTGTCATGTCTCCCCACAATGTTTCAAACATGAAGAACACTGAACCTGATGAGTTCTGCGCTTTGTTAAGCAGCATTGAGAAAATATCTGTGTAGGTATAGTTGGGAAGAATGATCTTGTAGTTACCTTGGGTCTGTTCTCCGTCAGAAGTCAAAGGCAGATTGAATTGAACCTCATTGCTATACAGATCATTGATAATCTTGCTTATTGGTCCTTCTACTGTTTTTGATGTTCTGGCAATTGAACAGTTCATGGCGGTTTCAGAAACTGCCTGTATTTTATATACCTGACTCTGGTTAATTATTCTGGCATATTCTTGGATGCCAGTCAGAACAAGATATTTGGTTGTGTCAATATCTTCGCCGCTAGAAGAATTTCTTTTGCTGATTCGAATTTTAATTTTCTCGTTGCCTGTTATTGCAAACTTTTCTAACAACGCAACACCGTCAACAATAATGATCTCAAAAACGCAAAACATAGAATACAATGATTCTCTGACTGTCACGTCAGAGATTAGTTCTGTTATGTCAACAGTTTCCCCTTGGAAATTAGTCAAGATTGCTTCTTCAATCTTGGCGTATCCAGGAAGTAACTCCTTTCTTACATCATCACTCATTGGTTAGTTTTCTGAATTCAGAAGCAAATTGTTGTATGTATTCTGGTTTTATTACTCGGATTTCTTTGTACTCATCGTTCAGCTCAACTTCATAGTTGGTGTTGGTCACGATACCAGTAGTGATCTGTAGATTTTCTTGGTTGATGATTGTGTTGCCACTGAGATCTTCATAGCGATACGCAGAATTGGGATGTGTTCTGATATCATATTTTGTGTTAAGAATCTGGTATACAGATGTGTCCGGTGCAACACCAGTAAACGTGTCTGTTCCCTCAAGAAAAGAACCGTTATCGTATGTGAACACAATTTGGTTCAGATTAGGTTTTCTGTCAGTAACTGTGGCAGTTGCGCCAGAAGAAGAACCCGTTATGACTGTGCCAATAGGAAACTGACCTGCAATTGAGTTGAAGTTTGCAGCATCGCTAGGTTCTCTGTATGGTGTGATTGTGTGACCAACATATTTTTCTTCAATGAAATCTGTCAACACAAGATCTGACAACGGCCATTTGTTCATGGCAGAGCGCAGGTTATCATTGACCAACATAAACGTCCAGTGAAAGTCTGTTGAACCATACAGAGAGAAAGATGCCTGATCTGGGCGTTCGTCTCTGATAAAATACTTCTGATAGATAGAAACCTTGTCTAGTCTCCGTTCAACAACCTTTACCTGCTTAAACAAATCTGGAATCTGCGACTTTCTGCCAGTGTTGTAGAAATCATATGACGTTTTTGGTAGTTTAGAAAAGAATGACATGTGAATAAATCCTATGTTTCTTGTGTAGATTTAGGAATTGTTACTATTTCTCCGTCATTGAGCCTTACGATGTCTTCTCTGTTCAGTGCGCGGAACTCGCTGAATTGCAATTGAATTGTGACATCTGTTGGCGTGCCGTCTGTATGATATGAATTGCCGGCAGCATTATAAGTTGCAGTCATGCCTGTTAAATATGATTCTGCATATTGAGGAACAAAATCGCCGCCAAGTAAAAATTTGACCGTAAAACTATCAGGATACTCAAGAATAATCTCGCTTCTTTTTGAAGAGTACATTCTTTCTCTTAATTTGCTTATCATTTCTTTTATACGGTTGCTTTGAGTTGAACCTGTTGGAACAAGTGTGAAAGAAAACCCAAAGCTTCTAAGTTCTGGACCAGTAAATTGCAGAACCGTGTTTGGGTTTATTGCAATTTTGTTTTTCTGTAATTGGACGTTTGCAATCTTGTCTCCAAGAGCAGAACCAAACCCAGCATTTGACAATGCTTTCAACAAAACCCCTTGTTCTGATCCGGCCTTGGCGGACTCTTCCTTGACCATTTTTATTAGAGCAGCATTATCAACATTTCCGTCGGCATCCTCTTTAATGTTCATTGCTGCCTGTCCAATAACACCAAGGTCATAATTACCATAACCCATGTTATCAGAAACAGTAATAGACGGAGGCGCATAAAGAGCAACGGTTAGAGTAGGGGATCCAGACTTGTCTCTTGCTGTAAATAGGATTTTTGGTTTATCGCCTAGATCTTCTGGATATGTGTATTGTGCTTGTGCCATTTTTATTATTCTGATAAATACATTTATTTATACACCAGAAACATGAAAACATACAAAGGCAGATACACTGTCAAGAACCCAAAGAAGTATTGCGGGGATGCCTCTGATGTTATTTATCGTTCGGGGTGGGAGCGTTCCGTTATGTTGTGGTGTGATAGGAACGATCAGATCGTTGAGTGGTCTAGCGAGGAGATTGTTATTCCATATCGTTATGACTTGGACAAGTCAGTTAGAAGATATTTTGTTGATTTCTATATCAAGTACAAGAACGGCAAAACGTTACTGGTTGAAGTCAAACCAAACAAGCAGACAAAACCACCAGAAGGCAAACGCCGCACCAAGAAGTATCTTAATGAGGCAGCAACCTATGTGATGAATCAAAACAAGTGGGAGTCTGCAAAGATGTTTGCAGAAAAGAAG